TTAAGTTTTTGCCGCTGTGGTTTAGTAATAATACCTTATAAATTTTATATTGTAGTAATCACAGGTTGTGATGTCGTTGGTGTCAATCTCATTTAAAAGGATATAATCCTGAGCAACACCTAAAAGATAGCCTGTTTTCTGAACAATTGTGTTTGCTCCCATAAGAAAATCAACGGTGATTCGTCTTCCGATTTGTGTTCGCATAAAACCGTTGTGATATCTCAGATTTTCGGCTGTTACAGGAAACGGATATTGATAATCACTCATCGACATTCCGATATTCTGCCTTATCGGCGTTGCAACGGTGGCACCGGGGCTCGCCGTTGTAGCAGGGGTTGCAGGCAAAACAGGTATAGATGTATCTATTTTTTTTAAGTCCTTAATGAACGGTATATTTTGAAGACTTCCGTTGTATTTATTTATATTTTCAGGTTGTTCTTCTGATGTACTTCCGCCCTCTTCATATGCTATTTCTGCCTGTTCAAGCGAGGGATTGTCATTTGATTTTTTAACTTCTTTTGTCTTATCGGGGTGTGCAACAGACGGTGCACCCGGATTATGTCGCATAATTTCGTCAATCGCAGGAATATAACATCCGATATCCGCTGTGTTTGACGGACAAGAATTATTGAGGCAGGCTTTGTTTTTGTCAAGTCCGTAATGATGTTCGGGATTAATCTGATTTGCCGTAGGAGTTGTATTAACTGCCATATTTGAAGAATTATCCATTAAGCTATGCTCCTTTATGTTTTGGAATAAGCCTCGGTAGGCGAATAAAAGCAATGATCCCCTACCCTGTTGTAAATTACTCCGTTGTTTGACGGAAAAAATGTTGGGCAGGTATCTGAAAATGGATTAAAATAGAAAATTGAATTTCCGACAGATGAATCGGTATTGCCCGCCAATGCCCAATCGGCAATGTTATAGTGAATTTCGTCAGGGCGTATATTGTAAACATTCTGAGGATTATATTGTCCTCCGACAGTTGTTTTAAGACAGGTAAATTGATTTGGTTGTTCCATTATGGCACGGAAATCTCCGCCCTTGCTGACTCTTGCAAATTCCCCGTTTGGAACACGGGTTCGGTTTACAATTACCGACGCAACGGCACGCATTCCGTTTTCACCTTCCCCACCTGCCTCACATTTTAAAAGCCTTGCAAGCAATTCTCTTGTACTCAATGCCACCTTTTTTCACCAACCGTTATTTTATTCAATGATATTTTATGCATAAAATAACTTGTTGTTACAAAGAAAAAGCTTGCGATAAATGTGTTATTCACACAGACAGAAAATTCTGTTTTATAGAAGCAAATCAGTCAGATTAGCTGTTGCTGTCTACCGCTTTACTTGCTTTTGCAGGGCTATTTTGCCAATCACCGAACCATCTGATAAATTGTTTGCTTTGAGTAATATTATTGATTTTTTATTGACACTATCATCAATAGTGCGTATAATGATATTGGAACCCGAATTTTTAAGTCGGCTGGGTAATTGGTACCCTGACTTCTTAAAAATATTCTGGGTTCTTTTTTTTCTAAATAAAAAAATCCTGTTTTCCCTGTTGTTTCTAAAGCAACAGCTTCTTAGATTAAATCGTTAATGTTGTTTTTGCCGTCATCGTTCACAAGCCAATCATCGTATTCTTCGTCAATTGAATATTTCAGCGTATCGTGTATTGCACCGGCTTTTTCGTCTGTAAAATCATAATCTTCATCAAGCGAGAATTTTTCTTTTACTCCTGCGGAAAGTTCTTGTCCAATTTTTTGATTAGTTCTTGTTCCGTTGGATTGTCCTTCATTAACTCTTCCATTTTTAACAGAGTTTCGTCCGATACTATTATATCGCTTACTCTTTCCGCTGTACTCCCCGAGTATGCATCCAATCCCTTTAGCAAAATCTTTGAGTATCTTTTGACATTCTTTCCTGCTCTCCAATTCAATTATAAAATCTGCTATGTCTTTAACATTGATTTTATTATAATCTATATTTCCGATTGCATAAACCTTTTCTAAAGGATTATCGTCAAAAGTATTGTCGTAGATAACTAATTTGTATTGATACTTTGAGTTTTCTTCACACTCAACAAGAATTGAGTTATCATTTATTCTTAATCCCGAATCAAGTCCTGTTGACATGGCGTGCGTGAATTTCCGCCATTCTTCTGCCGTTAAGACTTCAGAGAACTTTCCACCGTGTTTAGGATTTATTACAAATCAGAATATTACCAAGTTAGAATGCAATGAATATCAAAAAGAAGTGGGACTGCAATCATAACAGGATTTTTAGATTATACTTATCAATAAATACAGGGCGTGAAAATAATTAGCCACTTATAAATATCATATACTCGAATTTTTCGGATTTTTTCCCCCCGACTATTGATATTGAGCAAAAAAACACCGTAATTCTAACAGAACTACGGTGTTTTTTATGGCGGAGACGGAGGGATTCGAACCCGATTTTACAGCAGATAAACACTGTATGAATGCCATTTTTACGAAACCTTTACGAAATTACCTAAGTTAATATAGCAATCAAGTTATGATTGCGGTGCGACTTTCCTTACCTCATTGTACTTTACAATAGTATAAAAGTCAAGAAATTAGATTCATAAGATTGATTTATGGATTATTTTATAAACTGTTTATATTCTTGTGAGAAAACGCTTGACAAATACACCTATTAGGTGTATAATATAGACAATGAAAGGGGGCGATGAAATAAAAAAGCCAAAAAAATCCACCATCAAAATGGTTGAATTAATAATCAAAGCGATACTTGCCCTATCTGCTCTGATAACAGCCATTAGATGGTGGTAATCGGACGGGAGGGTAAAGTCTTTGGCTTTATCCTCCTTATCGGAACAATATTATTATATCAGTATGAAAGGAAAAATGCAATATGAAGAAAAATAATTTTTGGTTATTCAGTCTTGTGTGCCTGATTATTGTATGTGTGGCAAGTAAATTCTTTGTTGTTGCTCGTGTAGCCTTGGGAATAAATGCAGTTATTGTACTTGCACAAACTATTCACGAATTTGTAATGTTCAGGAGAAATCACAATGAATAAAATCAAAGAAGCAAGAATTGCAACAGGTCTTAGCAGAGCAGATGTTGCAAAGATTATGGAAGTACCTTACCGTACTTGGGAAAATTGGGAAAGCGACAACAATCCAAACTACCCTAAACCTTACTTTGAACGGCTTATACTGAAAGAGCTTAAAAATATCCGTAAATAACAAAATCCCCTCACCTATCTTTAGTGACAGTGTGAGGGGGATTTTTTTCGCAATTATGTGTTGAATGTCCTTTAGGTTTTAATCAGCCGAGCGCCTTTTTAGCATTGGCAATTTTCTTGTCTTTAGACCAGTTGCAATCATTGATAAGATGATAGATAGCATTGATTGTCTTTTCGCCGACAATGCCGTCAACTGTAACTTTACCTGCTTTCTGTGCTTCTTTGACCGCCTTTAAAGTGCCAGCACCGAAACCGTTTGAATTATCAACTTTTGTTTTGATAATACCCATATTGTATAAAGTAATCAGCTGTTTCTTGAATGCAAGTGTAGCTGTGTTATGTGAACCGTATTTAATCATTTCTTCTTTCACCTCGTTTGTTGTTTTAGCATATTTCGGTCTGCAACAGCAGGAAATATTACTTTTATATCTTGTTCTGACTCTGAAATCATCGCACTCTGTGCCGCCGTTATTTGCTCCAATTGTCGTAATGGTAGAACTGCCCACAGCAATGCAAAGCTCAATGTGGTCAAGCGTTTTATAACCTTTCGCCCTCAGCCGTGAATCGTATGTAGTCGTTTGACCGCTCCACGAAAAAATAACAAGGTCACCCGGCTTAACTTCTTTAGGACCATAAAGCTGACCTGCCTCTAAAAAGTTTACGGCAATGATACCGCAAGATGCCGTTTTACCGCCCGGAATCATATCCAACGCCCCAGCTTTGTGGAAAAGATACATCTGACCTGCACAACAGCACGCAACTGCATTGATTGTTGTGTTAAAAGTGCCATACCATTTCATAATATCGCAACCTTTGCCCGAGTCCTTGCCGACAAGGGATTTTGCCGTGCTGATAATTTTATCAACAGTTACTGTTGCCATAATTATTCCTCGCTTTCTTTAACTTCCGGTAATCCACCGACACTTGTCAGCATTGAGAGAATGCCGGCAAGAAGTGTTGAACTTGCAACCATTACCCAGTTTACATCGCTCATTACTACCGCAACTGAGAGTGTTGCCGCTGCAGTCTGTGCCATTGTCTTTGCGGCTCTGATGAGTGCCGCAACCGCCCATTTCTTAATTTTCTGCTTGTTCATTATTTTCATCCTTTCTTATAATTGGGTTAGTCTGTAAGTTCATGACCTTCTCGTGCATATCGTCCATTGTGCCGTTCTGCCCGAGATGATGATATGACTGGTAACACTTGTCATATGCATCCTTTGCATAAACCTCGATCCAACCTCTTTCAATATATTTTTCGCCCAAGCGGATAAGCTCCGCCCTGAGCAATGACTGTGTGCCTTTGCCGATAGCTTTAATCTTGCTCCACTCGGTTTT